ATGGAAACCACCCTCAGTGCATTCACAGCGTACTTGCAGCTCCGCAACATGACACCCAAAACGATCGAGCATCGGCTCGGCCAGATTCACCGCCTCGACCGCTGGCTGGGCGATACCCATCTACTTGCCGCGACACCCCAGCAGCTCGAAGACTGGCAGCGCTCCCTACGGGTCTGCCCATCGAGCGTGCAGACGTACACCTCCCATGTGTGCACGTTCTACCAATGGGCCTATCGAGGCGGGTTGACCGAGGGCTACACGGCGAAAAACCTTGTCCAGCCCAAGATTAAGCGCCGGATGGCCCGCCCGATCCCCGAGGAACACTTGCGGATCGCTCTCGGTGGTGCGCCGATCGGCTCGGACATTCATGCCTGGCTGCTACTGGCCGGGTATAGCGGTCTGCGCTCTGGGGAGATTGCACAGACTGCACGCAACGACTTCCGCCCGGATGGTGCGGGTGGTGCGTTTCAGACCGTCCACGGCAAGGGCGGCAAGCAACGTATCGTGCGGGTCGCGCCAGAGGTGATGCAACGCTTGTCAATTCACATGCGCCAGCCAGGGCCGCTGTTCTACCGCCCGCGCGGCAACGTCGTCACCCCGAACTACGTATCAGTCACCGGTTCGGATTACCTCTCCGGGCTTGGGCTGCCCTACACCCTGCATACGCTGCGCCACCGATTCGCCACCTCGCTAGCCGATATGGGCGCGGACATTCGCGACATTCAGGAAGCGCTCGGGCACGAAAGCCTGGCCACCACAATGCGCTATCTGGCCTACAACACCCGTCGCGGCGCGGCCTCAATCGACGCGCTGGCGGCCCGTCTATGCCCATCCAATGACGGTCGCGGAGTGGCGCGTCCACCTGAAACCGAAAGGCAATCGACATGACCGCCGAGGCACCCGCCGCCGCACGCACGCGCATCAGACGCTGTGCGTGCGGCGCTCGCGTCAAGCGCCGTAGGGTCGGGGAGAAGGCCGACCAGTGACTGGCCAGCAGGCCGTCGATCAGGCCGCACGCGCGCACGGTTGGCTCGCGGTCGGCGGTGATGATGGCGAACTCGTCTATCGCCGTCCCGGCACACCGGCGTGGGTGAGCATCATGTACGCACAGGCCGGCGTGATCCTGTGGGCCGACGGACAGGACTCGCGGCGCATTCCCCGGCACTTCGCCGGGATAGACAAGGTGGATCGGCTGGTGTCGTTCCTGGCCGGAAGCTAGGTCGACAGCAGTACGATCCGCGCATGACGCGAATTGGCAAGTGGGCGCTGCCGCTCATTGTCCCATTGGCTGCTACGACGCTAGCTGCCCCCGCCGCCGCAGCACCTGGCGATCCTTCCGAGATGGGTCTATCTGACGTTTTCCACTGTCAGCGTGATGCCATCCTGGGGCTGAACCCCAGCGTCCGATTGCTGTGTGACAGTCCTGTAGAAGTAACTGGCGAAAGTACCGCTTGGGTCAGATACCGCACCTTCACCCATATTGGCGGCAATAGGACCAAGTGCCAGGGGCGACTCGACGAATACGGTCGCTACCATGCTGATGGTTGCGAGCTCTCCACCTCGTACACGGACCCAACCACGGTTAGCAAAAGGGAGCGCTACATCGTCTGGGCCGATGCCATCCCCGATGGCGAGCCGGGGCACATCGAATGAGGGTGTTCATGCTGGCCGCCATGATCGCCCTCGGGTGCGCTCCAATCGCCCACGCCGAGCCTCGGCCAGCTGGGGTCGTGTGCGACACGTTGCGCAGGTACCCCGGGATGGCACCCGTCGACGTGGCCTTGATGTTCTCAGAAGATCAGCCGATCTACCGTGACTACACCACCGCCAAGGCCGCGGTCGATCGGGAAGTCATGAGTGAATGCCCCGAGCTGGCGACCCGCGGGCGCTGACCCCGGTTTGACAGATTGACGCCCGTTGATCGGTATTGCTCGACCTGTTTTCTACTGTGCCTGTAGTCTGCCCCGTAACCAGAACGGGCAAGGGGGCAGGTGTGAGCGATGACAAGGTGTTGCAGGTCGACCTAGCCGCCATGGGCAAGGTTGGACCGCACCTGCGCTCACTCGCCGGGGAGATCCGCGGCCGGATACCCGCCAGTGACCAGGTGACTTCCGGTGCCAGTCCCGGGTTGGCGGCGCTGGAGGCGTTCTCGAAAGCCATTTCCGATGTTGAGCGCATCGGCGCGGCCCGCCTCGAGACGATCAGCGACCTGTTCGACGAGGCACAGAAGGTGTTCGCGGAGACCTCCAGCCAGTTGAGCACGGCAGTGTCCTCCGCGCCGAGTCTGTACCGGCCGCCGCTGCGCGCGTAAGGGCCCGGGCTTGTGACCACGCTCGATGAGTTCATGGCGATCGACCCGAACTCGTATATGGCCCGGGTGGAGGCGTGGAGGCCGCGCACGGCGGCGCTGAAATTCGACTACGACGATTACAAACGGTGGGCCAACGCCCCGGCCGGTACGTATTGGTCGGGTAAGACCGCGACCGCCGCTCAAGATGTGGCCGCCGATGACTGCAAGGGCGTCGATAACGCCGACGACACCACCGAGGACGCTGTCAAACTCGTCACGGCCACGATCACATATGAGGTGGTCAAGCCGCTGACCAACGGCCAGAATATCGTGAACAACGCACTGCACCAAGGCGTCTCGGTGAGCCAGGATTTCACAATGGCGTACACCCCGGCCGAGGGTGAGAGCGAGGAGTCGATAGCCCGCAACCGCAAGATCGTGGCTGACGCCGAGCGCGAATTGCAGGAGTACGTGGCCCAGTGGGGGAAGGGCGAAGCCACGCTCAAGACCCAGGTCGATGCCGCGCGCGAGACGATGCTCTCCCGCATCAACCCCAAGGCAGCGTTTGCCGACGGCCGGAAGATCCTGCGCGACGCCACCGCCCCGAGACCCGGCGACCCGAGCGCCCAGCCCGCAAACTTCTACAAGGACTGGTACCCCAAGGCCACCGATCCGGCCTCTGTCGACCCGGGAGCCGGGACGCTCGGCGACAAGCTGGAGCACATCAAGAATCCCGCGACTAGCCCGACCGCTGCTACCGCTGCGGCTGATCCGAATGCCCCGCAATACGGCCCGTTCGCCAAGGACACCATCGACAAGACCAAGGTGGGTGGCCTCGGCGAAAGCGTCACCTACATGAACCGCAACGACAAGCCACCCGAGGAACACAAACCATCGGCCGCTGAGCGTTTCAAGACGAACATTTCCGAGGGCATCGACAAGGGCGTCGATAAGTTGCTCTCACCGCTCACGGATCTACGGGACCGTCTGGGCTTGGGCGACAAGGGTTTTTGGGAAGCGAACGAAGAGGCCGGTAGGCGTGAATGGGAGTCCTTTAAGCACCAGATGACCACCCCGCCGGGCGCCGATATCGCCGAGGGCATCAAGCACAATATTGAGAACCCTGGCCAATACGTCGGGGGAAAGCTGGTGGACGGCGGTGCGCTAATGGCAGGCGGTCCCGAAGGCCTGTTGCCGCGCGCTGGACTTGAGCAGTCCGCTGCGCACCTGGGCAGCATGCACCCAGACCTTCCGGCCCCCGGCGCCCTCCACGACACACCAGCCCCCGCCGCACACAACCTCGACGACACCACCCCGGGCCACCACTCGGCACCGGTGGATCATCCCGCACCGGGCGATAGCCACCACGTCGGCGGCGACCACGATCTCGATTTCAGCTCAGACGGTTCGCATCATCCCCATGACGTCGGGGGCATTTCCACGGAGCCGCCGCGGGCCTACAACGACAACATCGAGGCGTATCCGCGCGTGTACAACCCGGGGACTGGAGACGAGATGCCTTTCCCGGCTGGCGATCTGGAGAGGATGCCTAGGGATCAGCGCTATGAGTGGACCAATATGGATCGGTACTACTTCATTCAGCAATGGCATGACATGGGTTACGAGACACCGCCCGGCGGCTGGAGCATGTACGACATCCACCACATACGACCCCGGGAATTCGGCGGCGATAACTCATTCGAGAATCTGATACCGGTGCCGCGGCCGGTGCATAATCAGCGGGTGACACCGTGGTGGAACAACTATGGGGGATAATTCAGACGTGTTCGAGTTCCTTGAGAACTACCGCAACGTATCCATCCCGTCCAGGGAGATGGAGGGCGTTGAACTGACCTGCCGTCTGGGCGCCGGCGTCCCCGGAGAAGAGATCCCGACTCAGGCTCCCGAACAGCTGCGGGAATTCTGGCGTCGTACATCGGGTGGGTTGCTTCTGGTCGACGAGCAGTTCGGGATATGCGGGCTGACGCTCCATGCACCCACCGAAGCCAAACAGCAGACGCGAGACCGGGCCGAGTACGGTTACGAGCTTTCCGGGTCGGATTGGGTGCTCGGTGAATTCGTTGGCGACACTGACATGCTGATCGTTGATGCCAATGACACGGTGCTCATCTCGGCAGGGTCATACCCTCGCGCCGAGTGGTACACCTTCGGATCACTTTCCGACGTGCTGAGCCGATACGTCGAGGCGGGCGCCGAAAAATACTGGGAACGCGTCACTCGGTAGCTCCCAGAACCACGAAAACCGCCCCCACCCGGCATATGGGTAGGGGCGGTTTCGTGTCACTGAACCAAGGGGACTACTCGTCTTGGTCTTCCGATCCGGGCTGCCGTCGGTCGCGTTGTTGTTCGCGCCATAGGCTGATCAGCATGGGAATGTAGACGATGGCACCGAGGGTATAGATGGTGTAGCGGACCTGTTGGCGCAGTGGGAATTCCGCGTCCCACCAGGATGCGAGCACGATCTGCCACAGCACCAGTGCAAGCACCACGCTCTTGACGAGGAACACCTTGCCGATCCGGTTTGATCCCGGCCGCGACCGGAGCCCGTAGAGCAGCGTGAACGCCGTGACGAACACCGCGGCGAAGATCAGCGACAGATTGGCGCCGAGCCGGTAGTCGATCGCGAACCACACGTCGGAGACGAACACCCCGACGATGATCAACAGCCCGGTCACATACACCCAGCGCATCAGCTACCCCTTTGCATTGAGGCCAGGAACAACTCGGTCCATCCGTTCTTGGCGACTTCGTGGTGCAGCACCGTGCGGGCGCGGCGGGCGCGCGCGACGACCTCGGCGGCGGCTTGGCTGCGGGCCTGCGACTCGGCCAGCTTGCGGTCAGCGTCGTCGATTGCCGTGTCGTGTTCATGCCCGCCGGCGGGGCGCGAGCGCTTCCGGGGCCACATCAGCCGTCACCCGCTGCGATCGTGGCCGCATCGCGCAGTGAGGTGATGATCGGTATCAGTTCCTCGGCCGGGCTGGGGTCTTTCTCGCGCAACAGGAACGCGATGGTTCGGGCGTCGTTGGCGGCCCGGGCGTCCATGCGTTCCACGATGGCGCTGTGGGTGTGTTTCATCTGCGCGACTTCGGCGCGGTGTGTCGGACCTAGCACGATCCAGCCGCGCAGCTGCGCGACCTGAAACATGATCAGCAGCGACACGATGCCGACGCCGTTCCACACAGCCGGGTCTAGGAACCTCACTGGCCGTCGGTCGGCGGGTTGCGACGGTCCTGAATCATCTTGGTCGTGGATAGACCAGCCGTGATGAGACCGGCCCCGATGGTGATCCATTGGAGCGCTTCGGAGCTTTCGAGCTGGTTGACGCCAACGAGGATCGCCACGGCAATCAGAAAGGTGAGCAGGCTGACGGCATGAATCGCCAACCGTACGTTGTCATTGGGCATTTCGAGATCCTTTCGAGGGGTGGTGGTTACGCGGCTATAGCGGGGGTGCGGCTGCACCAGTCGCGCACGTGCTGAATGGCCAGACCGAGATAGGTTTGACCGGGCCACACTTCACGGAACTCGTACTGAATGTGCGGCGCAGTAGGGGGATTGGCGGTGACAAACCGTAGTGCGATCACCGCGGCCTGTGCTGCGGCGGCCGGACCGGTCAGCTTGTTGACATCTCCCCAGCCGAGTAGGCCCTGTAGCCCGCCCATGACGAGCGGAACACCGAGGGCTGCAATGCCGGTGGGGCCGCCCGTGAGCGCACCGAACATGGCCGGGAGCTCGATACCCAAGGCCTTGCTTGCTACTTCGGGGATCTTCGGCAGGATCGCGCCAGCGGCCCCGAGTGGATCGGAGAGCTGAAACGCCGTCACCATGTCGAAACAGTCGTCCATGATGTCGCCGACGACACCGAGGGGAATGTTGCCGTACATATCGCCGGGCTCGGTCAGCCAGCAGTGCCGGTAATCCTTGACATCGCCGAACCGCCACGACGAAATGCCCTGTCCGGCAAGGACGGGGCCGCCGTAGTAGCTGCCACCGTACGGGCGGGTGGGGTCGCCGATACTGAATGAACACAGGTAGTTGTCGGGAAAGAACTCCAGCAGCCATGCACGAAAACCGGCAGCGGCCACCGCGCCCGCTGAGTACCCGCCGATGACGACCTTGATCTTCGGGTTCCGGTTGTAGCGCTCCAGAAAGATCCGCTTCGCGTCGGCGACCGCGATCTCGACGGCCTTGGCCATCGAGATGTCACCGGGACCGCCAGCGGCACCGACCGGCAGACCGCCCATGGTCGCGGCGAATTCGGGGTGCACTTCCTCGACGAGGTTGGCCACGGCTGCCATGACGCGGCTTACGTAGTCCAGGCCGATGATGCCCCCGGTGCCCCGGAACATCAGGCCAAGGTGACGGTTGGCGGGTGGCGCCGGGGGTGCTATTCCCAACGCGCGCAGGTCATCGTCAGAGACCTCGCCAGTGGGGATCTGGCCAGTACGCCGTTGATACTCGCTCGCCCATGCGGCAGCCCGTGGCCCGAACTTATCGGTATCGCGCGGCAGCTCACCGAGCAGGCGCGTGTAGAGCGGGCCAAACCAGTCGTTCATCACGTCGCGCCACTGACGTACCGCTTCGTTCTGGTCGCCGATGCGGATCACTTGGACCACACCTTGTCGCGCAGCGTCATGCCCTTCGATGCCCAGTCTGGGTGTCCCGGTCCGAGTTGTTCGGCGATGTACTCCAGCAACTCCCGGTCGGAAAGGTCTTGCGGGAAGCGCTTCTGCACGGGCACCTCGGGCTGTGCGGGTGCGTAGATGCCGAGGTATCCGGCGCGCAGTTTGGCGGCGAACGCGTCATTGCGCTTGTCGCCCTCGGGCCAGGCCATTTGGTAGTGCATCTCGTCGGGGCGCGACCAGTCACGTCCCCAAAATACCGAGCCCTCGAACAGCGCGAGTCCCTTGCGCACCTTGGCCTGAGTCGCGGCGTCCATCGTGTACCGCTGCCATGGATACTTCGGCGCCATCACGTCAACGGCCGTGCCCGCCAGGTGATTCGAGTCGCCGACATCGTTGGTCGCCGACCAACCCCACACGGGCGACGTGATTTCCTCGACGTTGCGGTCATACCAATACAGCCAGGCGCCGAGGATGGTCAGCGGCGCACCCTTGCGCAGCGGTGCAGTGTCCACGAGGTACAGCTCGGGGATGCGTGGAATGTCGCACTCGTCTCGGTTGCACATGCGCCAACCGTTCTCCGAGGTGGTGTTGCCATATACGGTGCGAAAGCTCATCGCGTGTACTGCCTTTCGATTCGTGGGTCGATTTCCTGTGCGTAGGACGAGAGCTGGTCGGATGCCCACCAACCCAGACGGAATCCGACCGCGAACACGGCGAGATAGAACGCGCCATAGCGGGCGAGTTGGGCGAGCATCATGTCGCCAAGGGGCCGAGCGAAAGAGTGTCGGTGTTGATGCGGATGATGTCTCCGCTGGCACCGGACTTTGAGACGGTGGCCTGCGAGGACCACAGAAAGTTCCCCGCCGTGGGGTGGTCCCAGAACGACACCCCGGCAATGGATTCGGTGGCGCCGAGTGTGTGCTCGGGGGTGTTGGACTGGCTGATAGACCCGGATGCCGCTGCGTTGAACGCGCAGGCGTAGCGGGTGGCCACCGAGGACGCGTTGGCTGTGCCCGCGGCACCGGGGTCGCCGGTGTGCATCTTGGCATACACGGTGGCCGGTGGTGTGTAGGCCACGTTGCGGCAGATGTGATCGAGAATCTTGTTTGCCAGATATGTCGAAATACCCCAGGCCATAATGGGTTTCCCTTCTATTGGTAGGACCGGATGTGTGCGCGGCCGATGCCGCCGATACGTCCCGGATTGCCGCCGCCGAAGTACCCGCCAGAGCCGGGGCCACCGCCGCCGCCTGGCGTGTTGCCGTTGGTGTTGGTGCCCGCCTGTGCACCGCCGCTGTACGTCTGGCCGTTGACGGTGGTGTTTCCAGCGGCTTCACCGGGTTGATTCAGGCCGTTGCCCGCGTAGGCGCCTTTACCGCCCGCCCCGCCGGCACACGTTGTGGTGACCCCGTTGATCAGGAACGTGGTGTCACCGCCGGGTCCGCCGTCCTTCTCCTTGGCGCCCGCAGTTCCGGCCGCCCCCACGACGCCGGTCAGGGTCAGCGCGGCGCCGGGGATGTCGATGTTGCGGGCCACGGTGCGCGCGTTCCATGAGCCCTTGCGCCCGCCCTGGCCGGTGGTGCCTAACCCACCGTCTCCACCACCACCGCCACCACCAGCGCCGCACCCAACAGCGTCCATGTAGTCGCAGTTGCGCACGATGTTGTGGGTGAACGCCCCTGCGTTCGTATAGTTGGCCAGAGCGGGCAACCCGCCCGGCGGGTACCCGAGGCTGCAGGCGCGGGCCATGGTCACCGACAGTGCGGCGTCAATCTTGGCGACCCGCTCGACCACCAGCACCGAGGACATCGAGACTGTGCGCGTCAGATTGACGGGCAGTAGCTTGTCGAAGCTGATCGAGCGCGGCACCGTCACGTTGCAGGTCAAGTCGATCGGGGCTACCCGGGCCAGGCCGATGGTGCCGGTCATGCTCACTGCTTGCGCAAGGTCGCACCCGATGACCTTGGCCAGGAACAGTGCCCGTTCCATTGTGACGGCCAGGGCGAGATCCTGTTGGAATGTGGCCTTTAGGTGCAGATTCCGGGTGACCAAGATGGAACGCTGCGCGGCCAGCTGGTAGACCGCCGCCAGTGCGAGGTTGCGGTCGAGGTGTACGGACAGCACCACGCCCATTGCCTGCATGGCCGATAGTTCGACCTCGCCGACGCACATGATCGCCAGCGATACGTCGATACCGATGACGGCGTGCCACCGGCCTCCCGGTGCGCTTGCTGGCGCGACTGGATTGGTCGACCACTTACCGCCCGACTGCGCAGCGGGAACGGTCGGGTTTGGAGACCAGGGCATTTATGGGCCAGCGAAACCTATGCGCGAGACTACCTGCGCCTCTTCGTCATTCTCGGGGTCGCGCGTGCCGGTAATTTGCATCCAGGACGGGTTGAGCTTGCCGTCGGGGTCGAGTCCTCCGCGTTCTACCGTGAATGTGATACCGGGGAGTTCGGGCATGGTGAAGGTTGTAGCCATCCCTTGGGCCTCTCTCTGGGTTATGCGATTCGGCGGCCGTCGAATGTGGCGATGCCGGATAGTGCTGTGATGCTGCGTGCGACAACAGTTTCCGAGCCTGTCGAGCCGTTGGAACGTACGTCGTAGTCGACGGCGATAAATCCCGGCTGTACGACGTCTCCCGCCACGAGAGGGATCTCAAACGGGCAGCCCGATGGGATGGCGCCGGTGATGCGGGTGCCGTTCTTGTACACCACCCAATAGGGCACGGACGTACCTTTGGCGGTGACCGATCGGTAGGTGGTGCTGATCCGGTACAGGCCGGTGGTGGCGATCTCGATGCGGGCCGTGCCCAAGTCGTCGAGAGTGACATCGGTGGTGTAGTCGTTGAATGTGAAGAACCCGGACGGGAACGCGCCGGACGAGTAGGGGCCATAGGTGACGTCGGCGGTGCTGTCGCGTCTGATGCTCCACGAATTTGACATCGAGAATCCCGCTCCCGCAGAGGTGTAGTCGGACATCGCGAACGCGGCGATCCGATAGGAGTCGTAGGTGAAAAACGGGCTGGCCCGTTGCACGCTGAACATCGAATACCGGTACGCCGCACCGATGCTGATGGTGTTTCCTGCGTCGGTGGCCGAGAGGATCTGTCGGCCGTTGACGCGCACGAAGTAGTTATTTCCCGAGCAGCGGATCTTGATGCGGGCACCCTGCTTGACCGCCGACAGCCCGGTTTGCAGGGTCAGCGGCGTGCTGAATGACCAGCTGCTACCCGAGCGGGTGAACTTGCCTATGCGGATCTCGCCCTCTTTGGCCAGGCAGTAGGCGCCCTGCGTGCGGCCCGAGTCGCATCGGATGTAGACACCGGAGTAGTAGTTGCCATTCTGAGTGTCGCCCAACACAAATGAGGCCGACTGCCCGTCGCTGGCGTAGGTGTAGTTCGGGCTGGCGAAGAAATACCCGTCGGAATTGCCGTTCTTAACACCCGCATAGCCCGAGTCCCCGCGAATGGTGACGTCGCCCGCGGTCGGCCCGGTGGTCCAGTCCGTCGAGTTCAGCGCGGCACCGTCAGCGCCAGAGAAGGTGAAGCTGTAGCTGTTCCCGCCGCCGGTATTCTGCTCGGTTTCCTGCTCTTGGAGCGTGGTCTGCGCCGCGATGGCGCTCTTGAGCGCATCGCGCGACAGCCCGAGCAGCGAGAGTAGGGAGTCCTTGGCCTGGTTGATCTGCTCACCGATGGTTCCCGTTGTGCCGGTGGCTGTTCCGTCCGCACCAGTCTTAACGCCGGTGAGCATGTCGCCGAGATTGTCGACCAGATCGGCCACCCGGCCCATACCGAAGTCGCCGACGACATCGTCCACCGATATGCCGCCGCCACTGCTGAGCTTCTGGGTCTTGTTCTTGTTCAGTCCAAACCAGGTAACGAAGTCCTGCACGATGCTGTTGACGGGCGTGACAATCAGTCCGTTGATCACGTCCCTGATCTGATTGAGCACGGTCTGGATGATCACCAGGCCCGAGACCTGCGCCTGTTGGATCAGACCCTCGATTTCCGAGGCAGTGATCTTGCCGTCGGCGGTGATCGCCTGCAGGCGGGCCTCGATGTTGGCCGCCTCGGAGTTCAACACCCCACCGATGGCATCGACCATCTCGCGCAGATCCTTGACCAGTCCGAGGTCGAGCAGGTTCGACGCCCAAGCGGAGGCGTTGGAGAACCGGAAGGTTCCGGCCGTCGCCCCGGAATCGAGGATCAGCAGTTGCGACACGTATTTCACACCGGCGGGCACTGGCCACTTGTCGGCGACCGGAATCCACTGCCAGCCATGATCACCCGAGGGTTGCAGCGAGCCGCGGATGACATCGGCCAGCGCGTTGCCGGCGCCGTCAAACGGGGTGAACCCGACCTTGACCGGGTTCGAGCCGGCGGTTGCGCTCGCACCGGTCCATTGCGAAGCGGCGCGCAACTCCAGCGTTTGGCCCGGGAACACCTCGAAAGGCTCGGTGCGTAACACCTGCTGCGTGCCGTTCGCGGTGGCACGGATCGATCCGCCCGAGATGAACCCGGGCGTCACCGAATCCCAGTCGAAGTATGGATTATCGGTGACGCTCTCTGCGGTCAGGAACTCGCCCGCACCGTTGATCAAGTCCTGAATGATGTTGGCGATACGAGAGATAGCGATGACGCCGGGAAACTTGCTTACCGCGTTACCGATGGCCGTGAACAGATCCGACCAACCGGCCTCGATCTCGGCCAGAGTGGGCCAACCCACGTCTTGCCCGGATGCGAGTTGGAGCAGGCGACGTATCGGCATGAAGATCTGCTGGATCGCGAGCAGGGTTTCGTCGTCGCCGTCGTAGGTGCCCATGATCGCGTCGGCCAGGCCGACGAACTGTCCGACGACAGGCAGGCTTTCGATGAAGGCGAGAAGCAGACCGGGCAGGTCATCGGGGCCTTGGATGTCGTTTGGATCGGCGTTGGCGACATGGGAAGCGAATCCCGCGAACAGCTGGTTGATGATCCCGATAGGCGACAAGTCCAGTGCCGGATCGCCACCCGTTGACCCGTTGAAGATGTTGGGGAACCGCCCATTAGCGCGACTGCGCATCGCCGCAGGCGTCATGTCCTGGACCTGTTCGGCCAGCGTCTCGAGCGTCAGTGCGCCAGCGGGAAGGTTGGGCACACCACCGGGAGTGGTCAACGCCGCACCGCTCGAGACGCCTTCGGTATCCGCTTCGGGCACTTAGGCGCAGTGGCGGTCATCTGCACCACCGGCTCGGCCTCGGTGTGCTGAGGCTGCTCGGGGAGCTTGATCGATTCCTGCCGTACGCCGTCGGTGATCCACGCCGGGGCGTGCACGGCCGTCGGGTCGATGTGTTCGGTCTGCCGGATGCCGAGAGCTACCAGCTGGTCCGCCAGGTCGGCGACCCACGGCTGCAGCACGGACAGCGGCACCTCGGTGGCGGTGAGCAGTGCCGAGGCTAGCGCGCCCCCGACAGCCTTGGTCTGCCCGTCGATGTCGTCGGCTGCCGGGATCTTCTTGGGGATGACCTCGGCCTCAACGAGCTTGTCGGCTAGTGCTTTTGCCTCTTCCGGAGAGATACCCTCTGTCACCACAGTCCTATCTGTTGCAGGCCGCTCATGGTGCGGCTCATCAGTTCGGCCATGCGCTCGATCGCGTCCTTTTCCACACGCGTGTCACCGAATGTGCCTTCGATCGACAACGGCCGGCGCTCACCCCAGTTGATGTCCAGAGACCGGCAGCGCCGCACGAACACCCGCGGCATCAGGTACTTGCTGGTGCCACCCACACGATCACCAAGCCACCAGTGCCCAAACCCGTTGTCGCCAATCAGCCACGGCGAGGCGTTGGCCACCGTCAGATTGAACGAGGTGTCGGGGTCAGTCTCGCGCCGACGTCGGCGCAGATCCATCGTCGAGGCCGCAGTAAATGCCTGTGTGACATTCGTACTCGTGGTCTCCAGGTAGTGACCCCAGCCCTGCCGACTTGTCCGCAACAGCAGCGGTACCGACATGAACGCCAGGATCGAATCGCGGTAGATCGGGTTGAGAAACGAATCGATCGCGCCACCGAGTGAGCCGACGCTGATGTTGAAACCGACGGCAAGACTGATAGTGGCCGAGATGTTGTCCCCCAGAACATCGCCACCGTATTGAATTGCTGCACTGATCAATTCGTTCACGCCGGGCATTGACTGCCCGCCCACAGTGATACGCCCTGCCCCACCGGGTGAGCGTGAGAAGTTCGATGTTTGAATGCCGGTGATGTCGCCGTCGCGGTACGTCACGTAGGGGTGCGCGGCCTCGGTGCCGAGGATGCCGGGCAGTCGGTAGCCGGTCTCATCGATCGTGTCCCCGGTGAACAGGTCGTAGCTGTCTTCAACATGGTTGGACAGCACACTGGCGATCGTCCGCGTAAGTCCCGTGGCCAGGTTGCCGCCGATCGATGTACCGGTGCGGAACCCCGACTTGTCGACAATGCGCACGAACAGGGTGCCGGTGCGCCAGTTGGTGCCCGCACCCGGCCACGGCTCTGGATCGCCGGCCTTCCAGCGCCGCAGATCCCATTGCAGCTCTGCGTCTTCCATGATCGGCGCGGCCACGTCGAAGATCGAGGTCTTGATGCTGCCGACGACCAGGGAGATCGGTGCCACCGAATCGCCGAACGTACGCGGCACGATCACGATTTGCGACTGCTGCCAGATGTTGAGGAATATGTCGACCAGCTCGGCGATGTTCCAGTTAGCGGGGTCGAGCAGCTTGAACAGCGTCGCAATGTCAATGTTGGCCAGCTGCAACCGAAGTAGGTTCGCGGCCATCGTCAGCAAGATCCCATGGTCCGCCTGAGCTAGTAGCATCCACGCCTTGGGCTGCTGTATCAGACTCAACGGTAGGAACGGATTGCCCGCTGTGTGAACGAATTTCAGCTCTTCGATATCGTCCAAGAAGTCGATGACCACCACGTCCCCGGTGGGTCCACGCTCAACATGCACACCGTCTTTGGCCTTCATCCGCCCACCGATACGGGCGCCCATCGTCTCGACGATGACATGAATGTTGCTGGTGCCGCGCGCGTCTTCGTCGAGCGCCCAAAACGCGGCCCACGTGCCGCGCCGGTCGTCGAGGTCGATCGGTAGGCGCAGTGAAATGGTGCCGGTCTGGTTGACGATCGGGTTGACGCGCCCGCCCAGCTCGCCGCGCACTGTGCCGCGATAGACCCAATCGCCGTCGTAGAGTTCGATGTGCGGCGGGTCGTAGGCGCGCTCAATGCGGTACTCGCGCACCTCCCGCGCCCACAACGCGAAGTCGTCGTGATCGGTACCGGTGAATGGCTCGGCGAACGTCGCGACGGTCACGCCTCTAGGCCACTTTCAGCCGACCAGAATCGGCGTTGTCGCAGTGTGGCTTTCGCGCCGGACGGCCCCTGGCAGACGACGGGCATCTGCACCGGGTCATCCTCGGTGCCGGTGTACTGGGGTACCGGGTAGAGCGGTTCAACTCCGTTCATCAGTCCGGCAAAGTTCGACAAGTCGGCGGATAGCCAGGTGTCCATGAACGGGTCGGACATCACCGATAGCAAGCCCGTCAGCTGTGGAGTGACGATCATTCGTGCCGCGTCGGCGCCTACTGGGCGATTCCACCTGCGTTCCTGCCCGAACGCGAAGTCCGGGAATTGCCACTGAATGGCTGGGTCGAGTTCCCATTCGGGCCAGAGGTCTTGATCGGTGGGGTTCCACACGTCGAACCATCCGGTATTGGGGTTGGCGACTACCCGGATCACCGGGGCAACAGCGGTGGTCTTGCCGGTGAACAGCGCCGTCAGGAACCCGGCCAACGGGCCACTGGTGAAAGACAGGACGTAGCCAAAGAAGGTGCCCGTGACCGACACCCCGCCGGTCCCGATGTTCGACAGCTGCTCAATGGCTTGCCGAATCGAGGTCGCTGACGAGATAAACGAGATCGGCGCGGTGGTCTGGCCACCGATGGTGATCGTGTACGACAGCGTGCCCAGAGTGATGGAGAACGCCAGCGGCGCCAGCCCCCCGCCGTCGACCGTCAACATGCCGGGGCAGGTCTTGGGAGTGAGCACGGTGAACTGCTTGGACGTGCCCGACACGGTGACGTTGCCCGGCCCGAGGGATGGCAGTGCCTCCAATGCCGACTGAATGGTCGCGATGCTCGCATCGACCGGGAGGCTCGCGGTCGTATCGACGGTCTCGCCATGGACGTATCCGAGCTTGTAAGTGCCCGAAGACCCCGCGTTGTAGACGGTGAAGTTGCCCGGGTTGACAAAATCGGAAACGTCCTCGGCGCTTTCGTACATCGGGTTGTAGGCGTGCGCCGAGACCACCGCGTGATAGACCTCATCGATATCGGCGTCGAAGCCGTCCTCGGTGGTGTACAGAATTTCCTTGGCCAGCTTCAGGTATAGGAACCGCGGACCCGATGGGCCGTTCCACGTGCACTTGACCTTGCGCAGGTTGTACGGGGTGCCCCAGAGCTTTTGAAACCGTGGCCTCGACTCGGGGGTCATCCAGAACGGCAGAATCGGGGTGCGGATCGGCACCTCTTCGCCGACCGGTCGGCCGCCGGGCTGGAATGCGCCTGACTGGGTGCGCATCGAAAACCCGGTGTCGTACATACCTTTCGGGTCTACGTCGAGCACGATGAAGTCATCGCGCAGGTAGATGTCATCGGTTGGCGCGGACACCACCATCGGCGCCACCACCGAATCGCCGTTCGACGATTCGAGCGTGATCGTTGCGACCGCCATCTATGACCACCTGCCCAATTTCGCCGCCGTGATTTCGTCCTGCTGCCGACGCATCATCGACACGGCATCGCTGGTGTCGAACGCGCTGATCGTGGTGTTGAATGTCGGCCCGGGCTGCTGCCCCGCGCGGCCCCCGTGAGCCGTCCCCGCGGGAAGCGCTGCGGGCGCCGGCACAGCGGCCGACGCCGAGATTGGCGCCGCTCCGCCGAATCGGCCAATCCCAGCGCCATCGGACGCACCAAGGCCACCACCGGATCCGCCGCCGCCAACGGATATGCCGCTGACGAACTGAGAGATTCCCTTGAGCCAGCCCGGCGAATCAGGAACGCCGAGCACACCGAGCGCCGAGGACACCTGCCCGCCAACCGCTGCGGCAGCTGCGTTGCCGAACTCGAATGTCCGCTCTGGCTGACCGGGCACCTGCGACTTGACACCCATGCCGGCCAGCCCGATCCCCGAGAGCCCGGAAATGGACGACGGCAGATTGAACCCGCCGCCACCGGAGGACGCTGCGCCGCCACCCGGCGCCGCCGCGCTCACCGCTTCCGTGCCGCCGGACGAGACCGCGGTGTCGCCGACGGGCGGGTTGACGCCCGCGGCTACACCCTGCCCGGTCTCGCCGCCCCTGGCTTTCAACGCGCCGAGTAGACCGTTGGCGATACCGGGACCGGAGAAGATGTGCACGTGATCCATGTGGTTCTGCGTCGGGCTGCCGCGGTCGTCCATCTTCTCTGAGCGTCCACCCGGGTACCAGAGTTTCTGTTGCCAGATAGCCCATTTCAGATCGATGGCCGAGGCGTTGTCGACGGCGAAGTCCTTGACCGCATCGCCCTTAGCCTTGTCGCTGGTCATCACGTCCAGCGCGCGGCCGGTGGAATGCTCGCCGTACTTGTCCTGGGGCCGCCATCCGCCGATGTCCTTGATGCCGAACCGCTCCGAGATGATCGAGCGCAGCTCCTGTGAACCCTTGACTAGGCCACCTCCGGAGTAACCGGGTAGCTTCCCCTGGTTGTTCAGGTAGTCCAGTAGTCCGGGGTAGGCGTTCTCAATCCCCTTGCGTGACTTGGATTTGATGACGAACTCGTCACCGTGGACCACTCCCGCTATCCGGTTTTCCGGTACGTTGCCCGTGTAGCCGCCGATGTCGAACCCGAACTTTGGCATGTGCGGTATCGCGCTGATCTTGGTGCCACCGACCTCAATAGACAGCGTGTCGGCGACCGCATTCCACTTATCGCCGATCCAATTAAGCACCGCGACAAGGCCGTTCTTGAGTCCATCCCACATGCCCTTGGCTGCGTTGGTGATAGCGCCCGGCAGGCCCTTGACGAAATTGACTACGGCTGTGAATTTCTCGCGGACACCGGTCCACACCTCGCCTGCCTTGGTGACGAGCCAGTTCCAGCCATCGCCGATGCCCTCCCATACCCTCTTGAGCATTGGCCAGGCGGTGTCCATGAACCACTTGACGACGGCCTCGGCGGCGATCTTGATGGCCTTCCACGCGGCGTCGACGATGGCGCGGAACCGCTCGGAGTGCTGATACGCGTAGATGATTCCCGCCACCAGTGCGCCCACGGCCACCACGATCAGTCCGATTGGGTTGGCGGTCATGGCCAGGTTCCACAACCGTTGCGCCGCGGCCGCCGCCTTACTGGCGAACGCAATCGCGTTGGCACCAGCAGAAGCCAGGACTGCCGCGGCGTTCATCCCCTCCAGTAGTGGGGTTGCCGTACCCAGGGCGTTGTTCAGGGTATCGATCGCGCCGGCACCCCAGGCGTCGTCTCCGCCGATCAGCTCCTTGGTGGTGGTGAGCGCATTACCGACCTCACTGACCTTGCCGGTAATAGAACCGGCGACAGTGGCGATCTTGTCCGAAGCCTTCGATAGGCCGCCAGATAGCGAATTGCCCAGCCGGATAGCGATATCCGTACCGATGTTGGCCTTGTCCACTGCGCCGACAAGGCCACGCTTGATGGATTCCCCGGCCTTGGTGTAGTTGCCCCTGCTGACCCCATCGAGGATCGATGTCACGATGGCCGCACCGGCGCCCGCACCCACCACTGACCCGAGGCCAGGTAGGGCGCTACGCAGAATGTTGCCGACCGACCCCGCAATGCCAGACATCCCAGTGGGAATGGTCTTGGCAATCTGCTCGCCGATCGCACGCCCCGCCAGCTCCCCGGCCGTGGCCCCGGCGTTGGTGATCGCAGCCGATTCGATCCTCGGCACAACCTTCACATCGCCGGTGTGCTTCTCGACCGTCTCCTTGGCCTGCTTACCGGCGGTCTCCGCGGCGGGCTGATCGACCTTCGGCTTGACCGCAACCTCGGTGGTCTGCTTCTCGATGGTGTCCTTGACCTGCTTGCCCGCGGTGTCGACGGCCTTCTGGTCAACCTTGGGTGTGATCGAGACGCTGACGACCTTGCCGTCGATCTGCTTGTCGATCGCCTCGGTCACGCCTAGTAGCGACGGTATGAGCTGCAACGTGGCGTATCCGATAGTCGTCACGTATGTCTCACCTCCACAACAGGATTCATGAATTGATCAATGCTTGGCATAGCCACTCTTGCGTCTCAGGAACATGGCTTTGAGCGCTTCTTTCGCTGCGGCAACAGCTTTGGCGACCATCGCGGCGCGCGTCGGATGGTCGATGTTTTCAGGAACCTTCTTCGGGTCGCCGAGCAACTTGACCATTGCCGCCCACACATCAGCGATCAGGTGATCGGTGACCGTCCACCCGGGTTGACCGTCGTTGACCGCCGCCACCGTGCGCGAATGCGGCGGCAGTTGGCGCACCAGTACGCCGACACGGCGGATAGACAGTGCGCCGCGGTACAAATCGGTGAGGTCAAGTCCGTTGTAGTACTGGGCTAGGTCGGCCTCTATCTCGTCGCCATGCTCGTCGAGCAGGCATAAGAGGCCGATTATTCCCCCGACAGCTCCAACAGCTTGGCGCCGATCGCGGCGAAGTCTCCCACAGTCGGGCTGGTCGCGAGGAACGCCGCCCACTGTTCAGATCCGAGAAGCATTTCGGTGCCGCCCAGTTCGTCGCCGTCCTTGAGTTTCATGTATGCCTCCAGGGGCACGGCGTCGCCGAATGGGATTCGCAAGGTGATCCCGTTCTGCTCGATGTCGACGTATCCGTCAGCTTCGGCTTGACGAATCGCCGCCGACTTCTTGGCCTTGTGATCTTGCGGCTTGGGCGCATTGGCGGGAACTGCCTTGCGCGGCGGGCTTTTACGTGGTGCGGTCATGTTCGACTCCTTGGCTACAGGGAAAGGGGATCGACTCGCTTGGGTGAAGCCCCGCCCCGGACACGGGAGTCGGTCGCGTCCGGGGCGGGTGCTTTCGACCTACGAGACAGTGACGGTGCCGCCGGTGCCGGTTGCCGACACAGCGGGAACCGGGCCGGTAAAGGTGGCCACCAGTGGGCCGCCGTCGGGGCCTTCGACGGTCACACCGGGCGCGTCGAGTGCCTGCACAGATTCCAAGTCCCGCATCGCGGACTGCAGCGCGTACGCCGTCTTCGCTGTGAGGGAGGCCGTGGTGTCATCACCCACCGTTGCCGTGTAGGCGGTCACGCCCGCGTCGATAGTGAACGTCTTGGTGACGTCGTCGTCGGTGCTGCTGTCCAGGTACTTGAACACGTCGCCATTCGCGTCGGCGGTGTGGTGCACCGTGATCTCTGCGAATGACAGCTCGCCGTCGACAATGCCGCCGTGGCTCTTGAGTTCGGCCAGCGCCGGGCGCAGCGCCACCCACACGCGGGTGATGTCCTCATCGACGTACCGGTACAGCACGTAGATCTGAACATCCTTGGGGATGCCCAACTTGTCCGGCGTGGAGCCGGGCAGCACTACTTTGCGGGTGACGGAGTTGTACTCCAGCGCGGTGAAACCGCTCTTGAGCTTGCCCTTGCGGAACTTGATCCGAAACGACGGATGCCCGAACGCGTCGTATTCCTTGACCTCGCCGGACGGGTCGAGTGGGATGCCCTTCTTGTCGTCGATCAGACCGGAGAACTCCCAGTCCTTGGCCCCGGGGTCGTCGGTGGCGTTCGTCGGGATCTTCGCGGCGATGTTGTTGCCTGGGACATCCTGCTTGAGTATCAGCCAGACCTCGGCCTTATCCGGGATGACGGTGGCATCGGGATTGATCTTTGCAACCATTGTTGATTCCCTCCTTTAAGGGCGTGAGAGCCCTTGCGGGCCAACAAAAAACCCCGCCAGATAGGCGGGGTTGATCGGTGCGCTACAGCGCAGTTACCGGGTGCGTGCTCGGGTACGCACGGTGAAAGAGATGAGGTCGCCGGCGGTGCGCTTGTCGCGCGCCTCCAGGAACGCGGCACCCGGCAGGATCGCGGCGACACCGGGAACACGCGCCGTCAACAGCCGCGCCATCGCCGCGTACGCGTACTTGGTCCCCCTGCCCGCAGTCCATGACGTGACCCGGATCGTCGGGTCCGTGGCCGCCGGCCACATGTCCAACGTGCTGCCGTCATCAGCGACCAGCAGCACCGGATCGGAGTCAAGCGTCCAGTCGGCCGGAAGTTCCAGGCGCACCGACAACTCGGGGAACCGCCCCGCAAGATCGGCCTTGAGCCAATCCTTGATCAGCCGCGCAACGTCGACCGGCTCACGCACCGCGGGTAGCGTCACCGGCCAGCCTTGCCTTGCGCCCGCCGCTCAGCCACCCACGCCTCATTTGCATCGCCGGACGCCTTCGCTTCCGCGGGTGTGGCTTCCGGCCGCGCCTTGCGTCCCTTGCCGTAACTGCGCGTCTCTGCGGCGGGTTTGGGCCGCACCTCTAGCCCGGCCGCCGCGGCGGCACGAGTGAGCACGCCATCCTTGGCCTGCATCTCGGCGGGCACACTCACCGAGGCCGCGGCGCGGTCGGTGGTGTACGTCTTGACCTCGGCGCCCTCGCCGATCGCATCGGCAATCTGATCCGCCAGATCCTTGATTGCGCCGGACGCCAGTACCTTGAGGACTTCGGCGCCGCCCTCTTGGTCCAGTACGAATGCCATCAGCCTTGCCCCCTGGCGCACTGCACCTCGAGGCCACCGCGCCCGTTCATGTTCCAGTCGTTGACGGTGATTCTGCGGTATCGCTTGCCGCGCACCGTCAGCTCATCGCTGTTGACCAGATCGGTGCCGGGAAGGAAGTAGACGACGCACTGAGTGTCCTCACCGGTGCGACCGCGCTCGGCTCGATCTGCGCCGCCGCTCGACCCCGCCGATGTGTCACCAGATCCCGGCGCAACGCCGATCGCAGTCAGTGACACCGGTGCGCCGTCAGCGGTGAGCTTTCCGTTTTCGTCACGACCGGCCCCGCGGTGCCGGATAACCTGCTCGCTCATGCCGGACTCTCGAGGCGGTACTGCTCCAAGATCGACAGCTCCGTTGCAGAGAATGCCGACCTTGAAACGGTTTTCTCTTCCGCCCAGCGGAACGGCCCAACCGCGATCGGATCGCCGCCGGTTGGGGCTTTCGACATGCGATCAATGAATGAGAGCACCGCGGCATTGAATGGGCCCGCGTCCTCGATACCGTGATCCATGGTCACGGTGATCGCGCCGTAATGCGGCGACCAAAAACCACCGCTCTTCTTGCGGACTAGTCCGCGCTTGGACACGTACAGGCTCGAAACGTCCACCGGCTGACCGTTTTCGGTTACCTCGGTGAGCGCGATGAGCTTGAGCGTCGGAAGTGCCAGCAGACGCCCGCCGGGCCCATCCAATTCGACCTCGTGCCCGGTCTTGACGGGAGTGACGTGCCAGCCGCAGAACTGCCGAACATAGGACAGTCCCGCGGCCAGCAGCCGCCCAGTCTCAGCGTCCGTCTTGTCGAGCCGCTTTCGCGTGTACTGCTCGACATCGTCGACTGTGAGTTCGGGCATGAAACCCTACGCGCTCGGCTCGGGCACGGCGGCCTTGTTCTCCGGGGTCGCCGCCTTGTTCGCCGCCGCGCGCTTGGACTTTGCCCCGACGGGCGTAACCGCGTCGCCGTACGCCTCGGCGTCCTCGTCGGACAGCTGCACGGTCGTCTCGCCGTGCCGCGTGGTCAGTGTGTATTCCTTCATCACTTTCTCCTTCGGATGATCATTGATGATTCGGGAAACCGTTGCGGCGCCGCGGAATGTAATCCACAGCGCCGCAACGGTTGTCAGAGAATCGGACTAGGGGGTCCAGTCCAGGGCGACCTTGCAGAAGCCCAGCGGCTTGCGAACCGCCAGTGCGCGACGCACCTCGGCACGGATCGTCACCAGGTTGCTGGTGAAGTTCGAGGCGTGCTGGGTTGCCGACTCGACGCGGACGCCGCCCTTGCGGTAGGCCGTCGCCGCCAGCTTCCACGAACCGACCGCCACGGTGCCCTCAGCGATAGCCGGTGTGACGACGGTCTTCTGTGCCCACAGCGGAGGCTGCAGCACCAGGCCGTCGTTGGCGTACTGCCCGGCGAACGGGCCGCCACCGTAGTACTGCTGGTTGCCGTCCTTGGTCAGCCGGAAACGCTGGTAGTCGTTCGGGTGAATCACCAGACCGTCCACCGGCAGCTGCGCGTTGGTTTCGACCTTCGTCATGGCGCGGAACACCGCATCGAAGTTGTCGGACGGCCCACCCGATGCCTCGGTCTGCAGACCCGAGCGGTTCAGCACGCCGAGCAAGTTCTGACCAGTGCCGTCACCGTTGAGTAGCTGCTGCTCCTGGATGTAGGCCAGCTCATAGAGCAGCCGGGTGTCGATTTCCGTCTTCAGGAAATCGGCGTCTTCCAGGAACTCATCGGTGAGCGTGATGAAGCCGGCGATCTTCTTGAGCGCGTCGGTCTTCTGCGTGGGGTTCACGAAGTGCATCTGCGGCTTCGCTCCACCCTCGGCCACGGTTGCGAATCCGCCCTCGCGCGCACCTTCCACCAGGTAGCTGATGGCGTTGCCGGAGATCGGGCCCTGCGCCAACAGATCGTCGATCGTGAGGCGAACGCGCGGTGCCTGCACGACGGTCCGGTCGAAATCTGTCAGATACGGCACGCCGTCTGTCCAGCCACCCACCACGTGGTTGTCGGTGGCCGCCTTCGACGGAATGAACTCGGGCGCACCGACGGTGACGTTGGACTGGCCCTTCTTTTCGAGCATGCCTGCGTGCGCGTGCTTGACGAAGTGCTCGCCGAGAGACTTCGCGCCCCGCTCGTCACCGCCCGGCTGGACATCGCCCGGGATCTCGCCGGCCATCGCATCGAGCGCGGCCAGTGTCGCGGCGGACTTCTCGCCCGCGGCGATGTCGGACTTGAGCTGGTTGATCTCGCCCATCTTGCCGTCGAGGTCGGTCTGCTCTTCCGGGGTCAGTGCCCGGTTCTCGCCCTTGGCCTTCTCAGCCACCTCACGCGCCGCCTTGATCAGCGCTGCGAGCTTTTCCTTGGGATTCATCCCATTTGCCCCTTTCAGGCTTCGTTGATTGCTAACAGCGCCAGGTAGACGGACGGGTCTGGCGTGGCCACATCCGACGAAGCCTTCGGCTCATCGGCGGGCGGTTCCTTGCCGCTGGTCTGGTCCTGGTCTTCTTTGTCTGCCGAATCCGCATCCGGCAGCACACTTTTGAGGGCGGCCACGATCTCTTCGGCCTGAGCAAGCGCGCCGCGCAGCGCATCCCCGTTCTTGGCCGACAGCGCGCGCCCGGCCTTGGCCGCCATGGCGCTCGTAGCCGCCTTAACCGCCAGAATCTCGGTCTCCTGGTTGGCGCCGATCGGCACGATTGACACCTCATAGAGTTCGAGTTCCCGTAGCTCGTAGTAGGCATCTCGCCAGGTCTTGTCCTCACCCTCGGGCTGGATGTACGCGCCATCGACCACGCGATAGGCGAATGACATCTGATTGACCCGGCCCGATTTGAGTAGCCGATAGGTCTGCGCGGCTTTCGGCGATTCCATGTCCAACCGGCCGTGCACCTTGAGCCCGCGGTCGTCCTCGGTGGCCTCGAGGATCTCACCGAGGTTGAAGTCAGGGTCGGCGGTGTTGTGGCCCCACAGCAGCGGAATCGGAATGCCCTTGGCCTTCCAGTCGGCCAGTGTGTTCGTGAACGCACCCGGTAGCACGACGTCGCCGTAGCTGTCCTTGTTGCCGAAAACGCTCGCGTAGCCGATGAACTCGCCATCTTCCAGCCCGTCGGTCTTGAACTTCACGACCACGGACTTCGCGCCAGACTCGGCGTGCGGTCCGAGCTTTGCGGCGAGGTCGTCAGAAGTGGACATGCAAATCGCGTCCGTTGATGTTGCGGCCATTGCTCTTATCTCCCTCGTTCGGGTCGGTCGGCTCGTTGCCTGCGGGTACCGGGTTCTGGTCACCGTTGGCGGTGACGTTCAGCGGCACGATCAGCTCGTCGCCGCCGTCGATGCGCGGCATGTTCAGCCGTGCGCGCCCCTCATTGCGCGTCATGTACGGGCCACCGATGGCCTTTTGCAACATGTCGCCTTGTTCCTCGAAAGACCCGGCCAGCTTCGTTTGGAGGTTGAACTCGCAGTAGACGTTTCGCGGGTCGGCCAGCTTCGGCACCAGCTTCTTGTTGATGCGCTGCACCGTCCGCTCAATCTCGGGACCGAGGTTGTCTCCGTACAGCGCCTTGCGGAACTCGCGCACATTCGCGTAGTTCGCATTGTCGAGAATGCCCACCATCGTGGGGTTGACGAAGTACACCTGGGCGCAAGTCTCCAGCGAGAGCTTCACGCCCTCAACCCACTGGTTCTCCTTGGCGTTGAACGCGATTGCCTTCAACTCCATGCCATCTTCGAGCAGCGGCGTCCCACCCGCGTTGGACGCGCTATCCCCGGCATACGAGTTCTTCCACTGCTCAATGAATCGACTGCGGGGCGAAGTGCCGTCCGGGCCCGCATCCTTCCAGCTCGGCGCCGTCGCGGGGCGTGTCAGATATGAGCCGACCCTCCCGCCACGCTTCCACATCTGATCTCTGAACACCTGGCCGTGAATCTGCTCGGCCAGAATCGCTTTGAGCGAGTGCACCGGAGAAACACCAGACCTCGGGTCAACCGGGTTCCAGCCGCGAAACACGATCATGTCGGAGGCGTCAACCTCGGTCCACTGCCCAGATGTCCCAGGGATCGCCACCTTGTACTTGGCGACGTTGAATGCCGTCTGCCCGATGGTGCCGATGACCCATGTCGTCGGAATGTGCCGGATCACCCAACCGGTCGGCGCGTTATTGTCGCGGCCCACGTACCAATACGTTTCGTCGTAGAGCATCCTCGACGCGACGGTGGCCTCGATCAGATCGAATTGAGTCATATCGTCGTTGGGGTCGCGCAGCAGGTTCGCGAGCGGACTGTCCCTGACCCGGTTGCGCCCGTCCTCGGCATCACGCTCGAAGACGTGGATGCCCAGCTGTGCGATGTTGCGCGAGACGAATCCAACGAGGGTGCGTAGGTGAGGCTGCTCGCGCCATAGCTTCTCGACCGGCTGATGCATGATGCTGGTGAGGTACTCGTCCAGGCTCATGCCTTCGGGTATCAGCTCGTATGTCGGCCGCGACGGCATGCTCGGAATCTGAGAAGGCTTGGGCGCGAACCCGAGCCATGAGGCTAGGCCCACCGGTCAGCCTCACAGCGCGACAAAGTCGCTGTCTTCATATGCACTCCTCGTCTCGGTTTCCTTGGCGGCTAGCGCGCGGGAAAGCGCCATGATCAGCGCCACCACGCCGTCGATCTTGTCGCCAGCATTGGCCTTGTCCGGCTTCACATTTCCTGCCGGGTCCATCGCAACCGCGAAGTTGTCGATCTCCCAGCGCAACAGCGGATTACCGCCGTGGCGGATCATCGGCTTGATCGGCAATCCGTTCTCATCCGTGCGTGCCCCGATGCGGATCAACCGCTGTAAGTCCTTGGTTGGCGCGCTCATCGAGGCGAACCCCTGGCCCATGGTGAGCATCGGGGCGCCGTCGGTGATCAGGTTGTTAATCAGCTGTTGTGCGTTCCACCGGTCATAGGCGATCTCCTGCACCAGGAACTCGTCACGGTCCCGTGCGATCTGCGCCTCGATGAAGTCGTAGTCAGTCACGTTGCCCGGGGTAGTCGTCAGCCAGTGTTGGGCGACCCAGTTCGTCGCGTTCTCCGCAGTTCGCTCATCGAGATCCTCGATCGAGTCCTCTGGTGCCCAATGCCGAAGTAGCGCATCGAAAGTGCCGTCATCGTTCGGGAACACCCATGCCAGCGCACACAGATCACTCGTCGATCCGAGGTCCAAGCCGCCGTAGCACTCACGCCCCTTTAGGCGCTCCGGAACAACGATGCTGGCGTTGATATCCCAGTGGCCCACGTCCAGATACCGGGTTTCCTGCTTCGTCCGAATGCCCAGACGTAGCCTCAAGAACCGGGCCAGCTCGGCTGGGGAGTCCTTCGCCTTCTCGGCGGCCTCGACCATGGACCGCTTCGTCGGGCTGATCCCGTAGCCGGGATTGGATTTGCGCCAGGTCGATTCGGCGAACGGGTCATCGCCCTTGACCAGCTTGCCCTTGTCGTATTCGGGCTTCTCGGCGGCGAACACCACTCCGTACGTGCTTGGCCGCTTGAGCACCCCGCGCGCCAGTTTCTCGATCAGCTGACGCTTCTCGTCGTACGGCGTATGCCGGCGCCCAGCGTCCGCGGTCGTGATGTAGATGATGAGCGGCTGCTCACGAGAGCCCGTTCCGGTCTCCAGCGCCTCGATCAGCGCCATGTCCTTGTGCAGGTGCAACTCATCGACGATCGCGCCGTGAATGTCTGCGCCGTGCTGCGCATCGCCCGCGTTGGCGATCGGCTGAAAGTAGCTTCCGCTGGCCGCGTGCGTGATCCGGTGCTTGAGCGCCCGCAAGTATCGTTTCAGCCCTGGCGACTTGTTGACGATCTGACGGATTGGCTCGAAGACGAACCCGGCCTGATCCTTGGTCGTCGCCGCGGCTACCACCTGCGCGCCCTGCTCGCCATCAGCTGCCGTCAGGTAGATGCCCCACCCGGACGCCGTGGTGCTCTTGCCGTTCTTACGCGGCATCTCGAAGTACGCGATCGTGATGATGCGCACCCAGTTGCCCGAGTCCAGCGACTTGTGCACCCAGCCAGCAACCGGGGCGATCATGTACGCCACCTGCCACACGTCAGGATCGAAGCGCTGACCAGCGAATCTGCCCTTGGTGTGACGCAACTGGCGAAACGCCGCAACAACCTTGTCGACGCGTTCAGGGTCGAACCGCGCCCCCGGAACCTCGCGTGGCTCCGGCGTCTTGATCAGCGGAGGGCAGTCAGGGACCGCATAGCCGCGCGATTCGAGATACCAAGCAACCTCGGGGCTGAGCTTGAGTGCATCGAGATCAGCGTCAGCCCAAGGGCTATCAGTCGTCGGCGGCTGCACCCGCGAACGGGTTCGCCTCGAACTCGCCACGATCGTCGTCTCGCTTGGACACGTTGCGCTCGGCCGCCGGCGTCAAACCGAAGTGGTTCGCGAACTGCAGCAACCGTGCCGACGCCTGCTCGGCGACGGCCACCGCGGGATTCTTCGTCCACCACACCGAGGTGGAGCCGTCCTTGCGGGTCGACTCATTGCGCACGGTGATGCCGTTGGCGGTGACATCCTTGGTTGCCGCGACGAACCGCGCCCACGTCTCACAGTAGGCCGCCAACGTCGCCCGGTCCTCCGGTTTGATCAGGTCAAGACGCACCAGGCCAGGGGCAACGCGCTTCCACTCGGCCTTTGCCTCGCGCGAGAGCCAGCTCGGCGGATTCGGGGCCAGACGCTTGAACGCCGGGGGCTGTGCAACCGGCCTACCTGCACTATCCTGGCCCTCGCCGCGACCGCTGAGTAAGAGCAGTTTCGCTGGCTGCCGTGCGGGCATCACTCACCACCTATTTGCTGTACGTGGAGGCCATTTGCTGGCGCGCCGTGGGGTTTATGCATAATTACCCCCCCTTGCATGGATGTTGTGCAGAAAAATCTTCAGCTACCGCGGCGAGTCGCATACGTGCTGGTCAGAGCGATATTCACCCCTATACCCCCTCTGACCTGCGATTATGCGCCAATCGGGGTTATACGCCATGCATAAACCTCTGAATATTTATGCACGCGCCGCTGGATAGAAGTTTGCTCACACAGACGTGGGTTTGCTGCGCAGTTTGGCGAGCATGCTCTTGGTCCAGCACGCAACGGCAATGCGGAGCTTGGTACGCCAAGGCATGTACTTGCGCAGGTCGAGGGTGCCGACGACCTGATCACCGCACAGCAGCGTGATCACGTGGGGCTCGCGGACCTCGGTCGTGATCGTCATGGTTCGGAACTCGGCTGGTGCCATGGTCGTGCTTACCTCGCTCTGGTCTTGCCGCGCAGTGCGTCGGCGTTGGTCTTGGCCTTGTGGTGGTCATCGCACAGGGACATGAAGTTGCGCGGGTCGTACTTCTCGCCACCCTCAGCCAGCGGCGTCACGTGGTCTACGTCGTCGGCCAGACGCGGGCAGCTCGGGTGCTCGCACAGCGGGTGTGTGGCCAGGTAGGCATCACGCACGCCTTGCCAGCGCCGGTCATTGCCGCTGTCGTGGGTGGACCCTTCCCAGGCCGGACGACATGAGCATGGGCGGCCCTTGGGCGCGGGGTTGTGGCAGCGGCTACATACGCGCGGTGGCGCGCTGGGCATTGATCAGCAGCCGAGCCTAGCGACTGACCGCGGCGGGTCGTACCCTCGCCATGTGCCCCATGGATGCCATGTGATCGGCTGTCCGGCGTAGGCCTGGCCTCGCTGCGCGATCTGTGTATCAACCGAAGCGACTTCACCGTCAGCCTCATCGCACATGGGCATCACGACGGCCAAGTTCGGGTCGAGCTTGGATAGCTCTGCGATCAGCTCGCCGACGTTCATTCAAGGCCCCTTAATATGACAAAACCCCAGCTCAGGCCGGGTTTTTCGGGCAGGGTTCACTTGCGACAGTTCCAATCGTCGCAGGTCAGGACGTGTTGCGCAAGTAACGTGAGGGGTAGGCGTGGCGTGTGACATTCGGCCGAATATCTTTCGCGCCTATGTCACACCACCGCGGCGTGACTCTTCCCGCCCAGATCCGGGCCCGTTGAGGATCTCGCACTCGGGGCCCATCTTGGGCGCGTAGACGGTCGCACCGCAATGGCATGTCCACATGTGGTGCTTGCCGCCGCATGCGCACGGACGACAACGCTGGGTCCACCCTGGCTCGTCGGCGCTATGCCAGTTGGGGCAGTAGGTGGGGCTGACGACGGTCCAGCCCTTACCGTTGGGCACGAGGTCACCGACGTACGCGTTGGGGAACTTATCGCGCGGTGGCCGTGCCATCTGCAAGTTGTACCGCTGACCACCGACAAAGCTCTGACACGGACGTGGCCACGACGTGGCATTGCTCATTCCAGTAGTTGCCGCACCGGGTGCAGGCGGGTATCCACACACCGTTGACGCCGTGTGTGCACTGGGCGCGAACACAGGACCGACAAAGCAGCTCCCACTGCGGCGTCCACCGAACATCGGCTTCGTCGTGAATGTCGTCGCAGCCGATACACCAGAGCCTCACGTCGACGTCCCCGATTGCCCGTATGTACGCGAGAAGTGCCGGCGCGGGGGCTCGTGCTCGATTGCCGATTCCGTTTGCAACATTTCGTGGAGAATTTCTACCGCCGATGTTGCATCCGCGGTCTCGACTCGTCCCGCCTTGAGCTCGGCGGCACGCAGCTGCCGAACAGCGCGCAAGCTGAACACCCGCGGATCTCCGCGCAGGATGTAGTGCTCGACGAACACGCCCTTATGCAGCCAGCCGACCGGGGAGAGCTTGCGCTGCCTAAGCCACCGGTAGAGCTGGCGCTCCGAGACCGGTTCCTCGATGTCCTTGAGCCGCTTGAGCAGGATGCGCTCGGTGAGCCGGTCGCCTTCGAGCCATGCGCGTTGGCGGTTGCGCTGCACGTCCACCGGCTGCTTGCACGATGGGCACGTGATGCTGCGCTCGTCGGTCGCGGCGTACAGGAACTTGCCGCATTCGATGGGCTTGCCGGTGCGTGAGTACGCCTTGATGGTCGGGCATGGGCCGGCGAAATGGCGGTCGGGCCGGTTGATCATGCGCAATGCACCGGCGCGCAGGTCGGCCATTTCCTTGAAGCAGCGCGCGGCCCCGGGGTCGGCCGCGATGGTGTGCACGTGTTCGGCCAGCCATTCGGCAGCGTCGGCCGCGGTGGGCTGGTATCGCTGCGGGAGGCGCCGCCAGCGCTCATCAGGCAGTGGTCCGATGAAGTCGAGCGCGACGACGCGCACCGGCTCGAATGCGATCCGGCGCGTTTCGCAGAGGTCACGTACCCATGTGGTGACAGCGTTGCACGTCTGGTCGGCGATGGTATTCGGATTGCCCTCCGAGTCGAATCGAATCGGGCTGGGTTCCTCGCTGGATTGCCCGACCGATCCGGTGGTCAGCACGTCTTGACCGGTGAGTGTTATCTCCAGTTCGCCTATCAGCCAGGCGATCTCGGTGAGGTGTTCCTGTAGCTGGTCGATGCAGTCATTGCACAGGAACAGATCGCATTTCTGGGAGCACTTGCGGCACTTGGTCATCGGTGGACTACCGATGCGATCACCTCGGCCACGTGCGCAGACCATTCAATTGAGCCGTCCATATCCTTGCCGCAATCGCACCAATAGTCGACATCGCCGTCCGGGCTTTCGTCATTCCAAAACACGTGCCTCTGGAGCAGCGCGGCAATCGCGTCTTCCGTGGTTCGTGCGAGCGCCTTATCGATCTCGGCGGCGATGTGTCTGGACCAGTCTGCATCGCTGTTTATCGGGCGTCCGCACTTGCAATCCAGACCATAGGGGCGGTGCTTCTCGGCGACCTCAGCCATCACGTCTTGCGCCTCGCTCACTTCGGCCATGCCGTCGCTCCCGTCAATTCGTAGACTCCCTCGGCGATGATGCGTTGATCCGGTGACCCTGGGAAGTACAGCCGTTGAGTGAACTGCCCTGGTAGCTTTCGCATTTCGTCGGCCCAGTCGATCGTGTCGAGGTCGACGTCGTTGTAGAACATGCTGAACCACGGGGTGGGGTCGAAGGGATCGTCTGGCACGTGGCTCCAGTCAAGCGCGGGCCAACACTTGAGCACCCCGCCCCAATCGCTCATCGCGGCCACTTCACCGCCTCCAGTCCGGTGTAATGACGTTCCTTGACTAAGAACGGCATTCGCACGCTGCGATCGAGCTTCATGGTGCCCATGAGCGCGAGAATGATCGCGTCGGCGATGTCGTGGTTGCGGATCGGGACACCGGGGTACCAGGCACACACGGCGGGCAGGATGGCCTTCTTGTCGGCGTTGCCGTTGCCCACCGCCCACAGTGGGCGGGTTTTGGGGTTGATGATCGCGACGGGCATCTTGCGCCGGCGCAGCGCCGGGTATAGGTGATGCCACAGGCCCGCGCGGTCGAAGTAGTGACCGGTGACCTTGCCGCCCGGTACTTCGCCTTCCATGGCAACCAGATCGGGGTTTGGGGCGTGGTGGTCGATCCATGTCAGGATGGCCTTCTTGACGGCCAGGATGCGCAGGGATCGGTCTTCGTAGCTTGCGCCTTTGTGGCATCCCCAGCCGATCGAGTGCATTGCCGTGGGTCGTCCGTCGGTGAGCACGGCGAGTCCGGTGCTGACGAGGCTCGGGTCGATGCCAATGACGGTGGTCACTTCTGGTACCTCGGATATCCGGTGAATGGGGCATTTTCGAGAACTGTCGCGAGGTTGCGCAAGGCGGTGGCCGCGCTGGGGGCACCGTGCCCTTGCTCGTAGTCTGCGGCGTCCCCAGCGAAGAGTCGCGCGAGCCTGAGTCCGAGGTCGATCCCATCCTCGAATGCCTTCTGTAAATCGCTCACCGCGCACCCACCTTGGCGCCGCGGTTCCAGCACGGCGCGATTGCGTCGGTGCCGTGTGGTGTCTTGCACCAGCCGTTGGCCTCGGCGCCGCAGTTCTGGCACGGGAACTCGATCTTGTCGGCGTAGGCCGCGATGACGGGGCCGCGAGAGGCGCTCGGGCGTGGGCGGCGGGGCACGTAGGGGCGGGGATGCTCGCTCATCGGTGAACCTCCTTGTGGAAGGCGACAATCGGGACGATTGGGTTGGGTCTGACGCACGCCCCGCAGTCCCAGCAGCGCCGATTGCCGTTGGCGTCGCGGTAGTGCCATCGGTCGTGGCTGCATGCGCGCATCTTGGTCACGCGTTCGTCGATGTCGAGTTCATTCATCGCCGGCAGCCTTCTCGAGTGCGGCGCGGGCGAGTGCGGACCCCTTGGCTGCCGTTTGTCCGCGGTCGATGTGATCGCAGACATGGGTGCCGCGGTACCCGTCGTCGTCGCAGAGCTCGCACACGGCGACCGCGGCGAGCTTGGTCTCCAGCGCTGCCTGTTGCTCGGCTTCGCGTTGCGCCCGTTGCTGTTCGCTCATCGCCCAGTCCCATTGCGTGCGTCGTTCCCGGGCGTCGCGGCAGGCGTGGCACGGCTCGCTGGTCCCGCCAGGGTGTCTCGGGCAGTGAGGGGGTGGGGGGTTGGTGGGGTCGGGTTCGGCGCCCTGGTGACCTTCCGTACTTGCGTAACCCCTATTAGGTGCAGGCTGTAGGGAATTAGGTTGTATGTGCAGGTGCAGGGAATCGGCTTGGGTTTCCGATTGGGTTTCGGTACCGGGGTCTTGATTACCGTTCCGGTTGGCTATGTCGTTCCCGTTTTGATTGGTAGTCGGTACCTCTTGGGGATCGGTATTCGGATTACCGAACGTGTCCACATACGGAACCTCATCCGAGGTCTTGGCGGTCAGTAATATCTCCACCGATTCGCGGCTGATCGCGTGCGTCCACGATGAGTAGTCGGGGTGCTCCGACTTGTCCCGGTGGACCTCCGATGCGATCACAGCCTTTAGCTGACGCGAGGACACACCGAGGTACGCGTCGGCCACGGCCACGGCCATCTTGGGGTTGCGTAGCAGCTCTTCGGAACGGATGTACGCCCGCACCAACACTTCCTCGGTGTCCTCGTCGAAGAGGGCGAATCGTTCACGTTCCAGCTCGGCGGCCGCTGCTTCGATGTAGTCGACCGTGAGCCCGGCGGCCTTGTTGATGAGTCGCTTCGGCCGCCAGTCGGTGACACCGCAGTGCGAGAGCTTGGGGTCTGGGATCAGGATCCGGAAGTACAGCCACTGCGCCGCGGCCGTGAGTTCCTCGACGTGACCGTCTCCGGCGATGCTGATCCGGATGCGCGCATATTCCCGTGCCATGTTCGTCTATCCCTCTTTTGTCGTTGTCTGGTTGGCGATCACGTCCAGCACCTTGCGCACCAACTGCCACGGTCCATCCCCATACCGGTGCTCAACTGTGGTGGTGTGCCAGGTGCCGTCACACTTGGTCTGTGCGACATAGGTGTTCACTTCGTCGGGGTGTGGTCGGCCCGGCGTGGTGCGCTGAATCGTCATCCCCTCGGCGATCGACTGGCCGTTGACGTGCAGGGTGAAATGGAGCGTCATCACGCCACCGCCTTGCTGTAGCAGCTGAAATCACATGACGGGTCGCAGAGGTACGGGCAACCACCATCGGTACGCCGGGGCAGGCCCTTGTGCTTGCGGATGAGTCCGTTTGCGCGCAGCTTGCATTCGCGACGGCAGTATCGGCACGTGCCCATGCCGGGGTAGAACTCGGTTCGTCCGCGCACACTCCCGGGTAGCGGGATTCCATCGGGATCTGGGCAATGGTCGGCCATCAGCGCACCGCCTCGGGCTGGTCCCAGTCGCGCCCGAACGCGTCACCGGCCGCTGTCCTGGAAACCGACCGCGCGAGGGACACGAGCAGTTCGCGCGGCATCGGTTCCGGCTCCAGTCGGGGTGCTGGATGCGATACCTGTAGGTACGGGCCGACCGAGATCAGCAGGCCCCAACCCGTCGGCAATTCTCCCGGCCGTACGATCGACCGATCCGAAACGACCAGCCACCAATAGTCCATGTGCCGCTTGAAGACTTCGGCCTTCTCTGGGGCGCGTAGCTCGGTCAGCCAGTCAGACCGAGACACCTTGACCTCATGGCCATGTAGGGCATAGCCGCCCGTCTTCCAGTTGTCTACGGCAATGAAGTCGGCGATGCGGACAGGATCGAAGGGCCGGTTGCGCACGTGCTCAGCAACGGCATACCGCCTGGCTCCCATCGTTGTTCGCCCGTAGCGGCGGTGCAGCTGGTCGAGGATGTCCCGCTCGGTCGTCTTGGTGGCCATCAGCGCACCGCCCTGGGGTATTGGTCCCACGTGCGGCCGTCTAGCTCGCGCCCCGCGCGCTTCTTGCCGAGACGCCAGAGGCTTTCCTCGGGGTAGACATCGCATCCGTGGTGGTCGTCCCACCGCCGACGTGCCTCGTCCGTCATCTGCCCAAGCGGCACGGTCTCGCCCCATTGCTTGAACAGGAACGGCACGCCAGCGGCTACGCATTGGTCGCGCAGTGAGCGCGCCCAGTCTGGGTGCATTGGCCTTGCGCCGGGGCCTGATTCGCCGCCGACGATCACCCAGTCGATGAATCCAACGCCGTGGGCCTTACCGATACGACGACCGATCGCGTTGTTCTCGGGCGACGGGGTCCGCATGACGGGGTGAAGCCAGTGCGACGGGAGATTAATCGCCCCGAGTAGCGGCTCGGCGCTGACGAACCGCGCAGCGGCCGGGGTATCGAGCAGTGCCGCGATACGGAGGTCGGCACGTTTCTGATCCTCGGCGCTCACGCCCAACCAGACGTTGGGCAGTGGCCAGCCGGACCACGGCCAGTCCTCCATCGACGGGCGCCCCTTCGGCATCTCCAGCTGTCCCCATGCGTCGTAGACCTGCTGTTGAAACTCGCCGTCTCGCAACAGTGCCCCCATCCGCCCGTGACGCTTAGTGAGCAGCTGAAACGTGTGCTGTGGCGCCAGCGCCATCACCGCGAACACGCGAGCTATGTACTCATCAGGAACCTTGTCGTGGAACAGATCTGACATCGAGTTGACGAAGATCCGGCGCGGTTTGGTCCAGCGCAATGGCAAGTCGAGCTTGTCGGGTCGCAGCTGCACATCGAACCCGTTGACGAAGTAGTGGCCCTCGGTTCCGCGCCAGCGCTCGGCGAACGTCTCGGCGTAGCAGTGATCGCAACCGGGAGATACCTTGTCGCAACCCGTGATTGGATTCCACGTCGCGTCGGTCCACTCAATTCCAGTCTTGTCGCCCATCACTCACCCCTTCTGTATTTCGTGTGGCACTTCTCGCACCGGGGCCGACCGGCGCTGTGCGGCTCGGTCCTACAGTCGACGCACAACCCAGCGCGGTAAGCCGCTGAACTCTCGGGGGTGCGGCTCATGATGCATCGCCTAGCGAAAGCTGCTGCGATATGGGGCGGTTGACCCACAGAACCTCGGTGCGTGTCACGTCCGTACCGCCTTGGCTTGTCGCCGCCATCTCGATTCGGCCCCAGTCGACCAAGGCCTCGCTATAGAGCCGCGAGTCGTACCCGGACAGCACGACCGATGCGCGGCATCTGAGCAGCGATTCCAGTAGTTCGACGTGCAGCTCGGGCTCACGCATTTCGATCCGGTACCCATTGCCCGTTGCCCGACGCACATCCCCGAGGTACGGCGGGTCCACGTACAGGCAGCACCCAGGATCAGAACCGTATTGCGCGATCACTTCAAGGGCCGGCCTGCATTCCAGACTCACGTGGTGCAATCGTTGGGCTGCTGCGGCCATGCGGTTGACGTAGGCCTCGAGATAGTCGCCCATGGGGATAGATGAGCCGTTCGGGTTCACGAACATTCGCCATCCGGTTTGGCGCATTGTGCCGCCGCGTCCCTGCGCGATCTGCAACCAGACAAGCCGGGCAACCTCGATGTCATCGAGCCGGCCGAGGTCGGCGGCCCGGGCCTCGAGGTATTCACCGCGCGAGTGAGGGGTAAGCGCGCATACACGCATCAGCTCGTCGGGCTGCTCGCGGAGCACCCGCCAGAACGTCATCAACAGGCCGTCGAGATCGTTGACCGTCTCCATCTTGCTCGGTTCCTTGGCGAGCAGCACCGCCAAGGAGCCGGCGAACGGTTCGACGTAGTGACCATGTCGCGGAAGTAGATCCGCGATGCGGCGCGCGAGGCGCGTCTTGCCGCCGAAGTAGGCCATCGGGGGCGCGGTCACGGTCGCTCGTCCCTCGCGTCGTCTCGGTCACCGCACATGCCGTCGTGTGCGTACGGATGTCTTGGTGCCCGGTCCATCTCGGTCATGGCGTTACGGGCTGCGCGCGCTTCGTCGATCTCGGCGACGTAGATGGCGTTCACTCGAACCACTCCGACCACTGCGGGTGGTCGAACAGCTCGGACCAGGGCTTGCCGAACAGGCTTACGGCGAGCAGGTCGAGCGTGGACTCGGTGACCGAAATGGCAATCGGCGTGGCGAACTCAATTACCGCGTACGGGATGTTCTGCACCTGCCACCAGGTGACCGGTGGGTGCTCGCCAAGGGGGTAGTCATCGACCACCGCGGCGGGAGCAGAATCGCCGCGGTGGTCGATGACTGGTTGGGTGGGCATTTACTCGCCGTCGCCCTCGGTGCCGTCGGAGAATGCCGGGCCGCCGGTGAACTCAACGACCGTGCTGTCACCTTGGGTGTCGGCCTGGCTGTCCGGCTGGTCGTCGTCGGCGCCTTGCGGGTCGCCGTCGGCCTCGAATAGGGGCTCTTGGCCATCGCACTCGGGGATCTCGGCGCCATTCTTGGACTTGGGCTTGGGCATCTGCTCGCCGAGCGGCCATGCCACGATGATTTTGGCCTGACGCACTGGAACTTTCGGGCTGTCGGGAGTGTTCTGGTCGAATCCGGCGTGCTTGATGTACAGACGCGCCGAGATGTCGATGTATTCACCTGCCTCGGGCGGATCGCTCAGCGTCATGAGCAGGGCCTGGCCGAGCCGGATCTCGGTCGGGCCGGCGGCCACGCCGTCGTCAAACTTGTCGAGTTCGTTGGTGGATTTCAAATCTGCGGGCTTCTCGGTTACTTCGGCCATGATGCGACTCCTTCATCTGTTGCAGTAGTGGTGCTTTCGGATATTTGGGCACGCTGAGACTTCTCGTACTCCAAAACTTTGATGAGCATGCTTGCCTCGTCGCAGGTCAGCTCCTTGGACGATTTCAGTTCGCGCACAACCTCATCGCTCATCCACTTGAGCCGTGCAGCGCGATCGACGAGGCCGCATTCCTTGGACAGGATGTTGAGCTTGTACAGCTGCTTGTCGGTGATCATGCGCACCGCTGGCGCGCTCATTCGGCCGGCTCCGGTGTGACGATTTCGGAGTTTTCCTCGTCGGGTTGCTGCCCGGCGTTCTCGAGGATTTCGACCGCCTTATCGGCCTCGGCGCTGGTCAGGTCTTTCAATCCGGCGACGCTGTGACCGATGGCTCGACCGATCCACGCGAGCGCGACGTCCTTGTCGTCGAGGCCGCATTCGAGCAGTAGCGCGTAGAGCCGCTTGGACTGGTCCGGGGTGATCGCATCGGTGGCAGCTGGCAGCGGGTCGACGATGAACGGTGCCCGTCTGCCCCGGGTCACGGTGAGCGCAACCGTCATCCGCTCGTCGATGTCGCTCATGTGCGAGATTCGGATGCCGCCGACCTCCTGGCCGCCGAACCTGATCGCGGGATCGCAGTACAGCGTCATACGCCGACCCTGGTATTTCGAAGCGTCTGGGCCCCACGCCGCAACCATCACGCGGCGCATCGACTTGCACGGCTTGAACGGGCGCCCATCCCCGAACTCGACAAGGGCCACCTTCACAGGCTGGTCGGCATCGCCTCGTGAAACACCCTTGATGGTCACCGTTTTCGGGCCGACGAGCAGATCCTCGGCATTCAGCTGGTCAGACTTCGGAACTATGGTCTCGCTGATGTCCATGTCAGATATCCATTTCGTCGTCGCCGTGCGCCCACTGGGGCAAGAAAATTGGAGTAACTTCGGGTGAGCGGCCCGGCCACTTCCCCTCCGCGCTGCAGCGCTGGTAGATGCCGATCGCCTCGCGCATCTGACGCTTGCTCTCGGCCCTGTCGATGGGGTCCTGGTACTCGAATACCGACACCTCGTAGGGGGCTTCCTTCTCCTGCACCACGAACAGGAACCGCGGGTTGTCATGCAGCTTGAGCAGTTGCGCAACGTGCCGGTACCACGCTTCTTGAATGTGGTAGCCGAAGTCCGCTGCCTTGCGTGAGAACGCGTCCACTTCCGAGCTGACCGCGGTCTTGTAGTCGACGATGGTCAGCCGGTCGCCCGCTGGATTCAGCCAGTCGGGTCGTGCCTTTAGACGCACGCCAGTCTCGGGATCGGTGGCCACGAGGGATGTTTCGGCCTGACCGTCGGCAGCTGCGAATAGTGGTCCGGCGGTGGGATGTTCGCGCACCCTGTCGGCCATGGTCCGCGCTATCTGGTAGTCGTCCACATGCACAGGCACCCGGCCCTCGGCGCGCGCCTCGGCCTCGGCTTCCTTCCACGTGTCAGTGGCTCGGGGAGACTTCGCGACGGCGCCGCCCTTGAGGAGACCGTGAATGGCTGGCTCCAGCACGCACAGCTCAGCACCAGCACCCAGAAGTACGCGGTGTGCCATGCGGCCAAAGTCCCATTCGGGCTTGGTCTTCTGTGGATTGTCCATTCGCCACCGGAATGCGGCTGGTGTCGATGGCGGCAAAAGGAGTCGCGCACCAGAGCTAGACAGCGCTGATCGGTCAGCGTGGTACTCGATATCGGAGATGCCGGCGTAGACACCATCGCGAGTCAGTTCGGTCATGCTGCGATTGCCTCCCGTAATTCATGAATGTCTTTGATGATGTGCCGCAAAGTGATCCGGCTCGGCGCGACGATGGCGATCGTGAACGGCTGGTTGCTCCCAGGGCATTCATTGCTCGCGCCATCGAAGTGCGCGTAGATGTTGCCGTTCATGGTCTGCTGCGCCTCACGCCAGCAGACCGGGCAAAAGTTGGTGCTCACGCCTGCCCCCCAGTCGATTTGCGCCAGCGCTCGATCTCGTCGACGAAACCGGCGAACGGGGCATCGAGCGCGAACACCGGCGAGCAGAGCCGTACCTCTACGGTCGCCAGATAGTTGGTGATCCCGAGCGCTTCTGCGTGCTCGGCCAGATGCTTGAGCATCTGCTCGCATTCGGATCGGTCGCTCCAGTAGGCGGGCTGGTCTTTTGCGCTCAACACCAGCGTGCCGTCCGGCTTGCGGATGAGGTACTGAATCTCGTAGCCCTCGGGGATGTTGATGCTCATCAGTCCTTCACCCCCAACCAGCCGAGTAGGTCAAACAGGCTGGGCGCCAGGTAATCCACCATCTTGTACATCAGCTCGGGAGTGCACGGATCTTCCAGCAAGATCGCCGTGCGCTTACCGGCACCCACGGCCCACCCAAGTTCTAGGTGCGCAGACCGCCCACACGGCAGCACCAGAACGAAGGTATCCGCGGCCTCCATGGCCTCGAAGTCCGAGTTGAATCCCTCAATAGAGCGGGGATGCTCGAGCGCGGTCACATAGTCCCCGACACACGACGTGTCGGCGTCTCGCTGTAGTCCAACCTCGGACCAATGGAACCCGCTGCCATTGGGTGGATTCTTGAAGTCGTACACGTCGAACCCGGCGGCGCGAAGCGTATGAACCACCCCGACTTGCAGGTGATTACGCCACGAACTTGCCACGTAAATCTTGGATGTCTCAGTCACCAGCCCGCCTCCGATGCGCGCTGCGCTGTTGTTCGCGGCTTGCTCGGCATAGCGCTGCGCCATCTGTCGCAGGTGGTTCGGGCTGACGAACAGTGCGCCTTGGTTATCGCCGTCCGGGTAGATCTCGGTGAGAATGGCCTGCAGATTGTCGGCGGTCTCGGCGATCATGTCGGCGAATGCCTTTGTCGGCTTTTGCATTACGCACCGCCCTTGAGTGCGGCGCTGTGCTCGTCGCGGTTGTCGCGGTCGGTGAAGAAGTCCATCAGCGCCAGTTCGATGCCGTCGGCGTCGGGCCCCAGGTCAAACCCGGCAGCCTCGGCGGTCGCGGTGAACTCATCCATGACGGAGCCCGCCCTGTCGATGGTTTTGTTGAGCTGCAGCACATTCCGCGACTCTGGGACGCGGCCTCGGAACCCGAAGAGCTTCGTGAGATTCACGCGGTCACCTCGATCTGCGTGAACACGCCGGTGATCGACGCGGCGTGCGAGTTGGGTGAGGCCAGCAGCATCGCGGCCAGCGCGGCGATAGCGGCCAGCGCGACGGTGATCTTGTCGTAGCTGCTCATCGGACACCGCCGACGCGCTGAGCAGGGGCGGGGTTACGGTGAATCACGCCAGGGCTCCTATCCTGGTTGCAGTGGCCCCGACGGCGGGTGAACTTTGGCGAGCGAGCCCGCCGTCGGGGTCTTTCCTATTCAGTTGTCAGACAGGACGGTTCAGCGCTTTTTGCGCTGCCACCATCGGCGGCGGGGCGGGTTCTCACCGGTGCCGCGCGGCGTCCATGCGGTGGTTCTCTCGGCGGACTGCTTCTGATTGCGCAGTAACTCGTCATTGGCAGCCTTGGCGGCAGCTGCGGCGACCTCGGCCTGCTGGACTACTCCGCGGTCGAGCTTGTTGTTGCCGCCCATGGTGAAGTCCACGTGCGGCTTCCCCTGGCGCCGGAGGAGTGAGTCGATGACCTGCGCGTTCACATCGCCGGTCAGTCCGGCAAGCGGCCCGGGTACCGAGTCGCGAGCATCCTTGGCGGCCTCGTCAGCCATCACGGAGGCCTCGTCAGCGATTCGCCGTAGATGCAGTGCTTTGTCCTTGCGTTCGTCGTAGGCGCGAATCTCGGCGCGGATGATCCGCACCAGCTCTTGGCCGATCGACTGGTCTTGGGCGCTCATTTCGCACCGCCTTGGCTGGCCGCACCCGGCGTCTGAGCCCGAAGCTCACCGTCGGGTGCGGCCGGTTCTCCTACAGTCGGAGCACCACACTCAACCGAAGGAGAAGACTTATGGGACAGCCCACGCCGAAACAATTTGCGGACGCGGCCGTTGCATCTGCGCGGCAAGCGCAGGCGAGTACGCAGGATCAGACTCTCACCAAGATCGCCGAGGCTCTCGAGTACCTCGGGCATGCACTGTCGTCCGCGTACCTCCAGCAGGAGCGAGAGCGGGCCGACCGATAG